CCAATTCTGGAGTTGAGATGTCTGTTTCGGCTGCAAGACTTGGAGTCTCTGCGTGGTGGACTTCTTCTGGTTCTACTTCAACTGGCGCGGCTTCCTGCGCTGGAACCTCTTCTTGTCCTGAAGACTGTCCGTAAACGGCTTGTTCGGGGTCTGAACCGGTCGCCCATGCATTCCTTAGAGTTGCGATTGGGTCTGGTCCTCTTCCTACTTCAACGCCTTGTGTAATTTCTCGTGCCATAAGTTGCACTCACTTTCTTTGTCGTCTCGCTAGTCGCAAGATAGACGATAACATATATAATCCAGTGAATCCTAGATATTAGGGTATCTCTGGGACTAGGCATATTAGTGCCTGTAGGAATAGGTCGTTACCGGGCCCAACTTCCTATACTGATAGTATGGCAAATCTGACACAGTGTCAAGTGTGCATCTACACAGGGAGCGGAGGAGCTTGTATGGCTTCAGGTCCTGGGAGGGGTGGGATTCCCGTGATAGCTTCTGGAGCAATGCCTGCTGGAGCCGGTCCTGGTGTACCTTCTAGTCCTCCCGGAGCAGCGGGTCCGCCAGCAGCGAGTTGCTCTCTCTCAAGTACGTGCTGCTTTATGAGCAATTTAGCATTCTCTTCTAGATACTTAAATTCTGAAGTCATTAAGTACTTATAGGAATAGGCAAGCATATTCTTATGGTCTTGTAGGTCTTCAGGCTTGATATATTTTCCCGTAGCTGTCATCTCATCGAAGATTTCTCGTTGTCTGTCATCAGCCAGGTCAAGTGCATCATATGGGTCACTAAGGTCATTAAGTTTCATGGCCTTCATGAGACGACGAGATTCAACTCCTGCCTTTTCGAAGAGAGGTATAAGGGTCATCATTTCTTCACGACGAGTAGTTGGGTCAAGAGATAGAGAAGACCCGTACTCTGGAGCGAAATCATATCCACTCTCGATATCGGCACCTTTGATGTCAATTGATTCGAAGGCTTTCTCTTTGCCTAGCACTTTAATGGTTCGTGGGAGGTTCCAATGCTTCTGAATAATCACTAGAATGGTTTTGTACATATCTTCGACAAATTGTCGGTACTTATTCAGGAGGCGAAACCTAATCATATTTCCTTGGTTGGTGGCGTACTGCATCGAGAACCCAGATTGTTCTCGTGACTGTTTTCCGAACATTGCATCATTGACACCAAAGACGTCATCAATTCCACTACGCTGGCGTGCCATCAGGTCGGGAAGCATAGAGGGCATCTGAGCTGGATTCATGTATGATGGGGGTATGTTTCCAGAGTACTTAACAATGTCATAGGTGGAGTCAGTAATAGCGTCCAAGGAAATCTCCGCCGCTTCTGGCGTAAGTAACCGAACGATGCCGTGTGCCTGTGCTATCTCGAGGGAGACGTTATCTAGTCGGTTCAACATATCCTGAACGGGGGCCGCGTAATCTACAGCGCTTTTCCCCCAGACAGAAGAAGGGACATCAATATCTGTAAGCAAAATGTAAGGTAGTCGGGCAACTTCGAAACGAGCTTTCTTGCCTGATTTTCCATCCACTGGTGGCGAGTATCTTTCGGAACACGCAGTAACAGCAGAAACAGGAGTCCCGTCCCGGGTACAAATACAAAAGCGACCAAGCATACCATTAGAAGGAGAGCCTTTTTCCCAATATTCATAAAGCTCAACAACATCATATTTCCTTTGTTTAAGAGCAGACTCTTGCCCAGTGTACGCATCTTGATAGCCACTTTGATTAGATATCTTATTCTTCTCAATAATCTCTTTCTTATCTGGCCACTTGTGTAGCGCTTCTTGTGTAGGGACTAGGATTCGCTCGAATGCAAACTGTACGTCTTCCCAAGTCTCGGCATCTGGGTCAAGAAACATATTCCAGATATTGGGAACTGACACCGATAAATCACCCTCAAGAACGAGTTCGCCAGTCTCTTCGTTCATGTCAAGTATTTCGCCCTTATCCGTGTCCCAGCGGAGTTTCATGAAACCGCTTCCGTAGATAAGAGTATTCAGAGAAGACATGTCTGTCCGGTCTTGCAGCTTATATTGCTTCATTGAGTAGCGGACAATTCTATCTGCTGCATCAGCTCGTCGCTTATCTTCGGTATCATTAGATGTCGGACGAGGAACAATTGACGGTGGATTGGCTGAGAGTTGCGCGTGGATATAGCGCAAGTTCTTGAATGTATAATTTATGGAAGCACTGGCTGAACCTTGGTCCGGGCCATCAGAAATCCCTAGTGACTGCTCTAGGTCAAAGTTCAGGTCTGGAGTAAGTGGACTGCCTTTTGTAGAATAGACCATCTTCTCTGCCTGGCGCCAATCGTTTTCCAGTCTCTTACGTGCATCTCGCGCGTCAGTCAGGCGCTGCTGTAGTATCTTTCGGGCTTCGTCGTTAGACCAGACGTGAATCTTAGTCATTGTCCTTCTCCGTATATTTATTCAGGCTAGCACCATCAATCTTTGCTGCCAAGCTAGGGTCATACTCGCAGTATTTCATTATAACTGGCTCCACTAGTTCCATCAACTCTTTCTCTATTGCGGTTAGAGATTTCTTGCCATGGAGTTTCAAGAATACAGCTTTTATATATTCCCATTGGTGGCGATTGTCGTCCATTCCGCTATCAATATCGCAAATGTACTCATACACCTTTTCCATGATGTGGCTTAGGTGGTATGCGTCTTTTGACTTAGTAGGCATCTTAGGCATAGGACGCCGGGGTTGAGGCGCTGCTGCTGCAATTGCTATTTTAATCATGGTCCCCATTAGCTTGGTTTTCCTCGTGTGGTACTTCTAGTAGTAACTATGATTCCAAGCGCGCGAAGAGAAGTCTTCAGGATGCGCTCATGCTTGTCGTTTTCTCGTCGCTGCCCAAGCCACAGTAGAGCTTGAATGGGTAGAATTGTGACCTGTATTGCCAGGAATATATACATTGAAGTGCTCATCCTGCAAATCTCCTCCAAGCAGAGTGGGTTCGTCGAGGACCTGTTCTTACTATCTTAAGCTTTTCGGCTTGTCTAGCCTTAGCTTTACGTTCTTCATTCTTTACTCTCAGTTCTTGTGCCCAGGGCATAACTCGATTTGATTCATCATAGGGCGGCATCAAGTCAACAAAGTACTGTGCTGTATCTAGAATATGGAATTTTGAAGAGTTAATTATCCTATCAGATGTCTCGCTCCATTGACAGGAGTTAATCTCATCTATGAAGTTCTTGCACCACGATGCAATCTTTATCTTTCCTGCGCTCAAGGAGTACTGCAGACCTTTAATGAGTTCTTCTTTTCTATCTTTCTTCTGAGGAACCTCTATCTTCAGCTTTAGCTTCTGTGCATACCCGATGAACCAGGGCTCGTGTGGGTCTACTACCCATTTAACTATGTTGAGTCCTTTAGCTTGCTGTATCACCGCTGTTACCACGTCATCAGGGCTCAGGATATTAACAACATACTCGTCTTTTATTAGGAACCACGTGCCTGTTCCTGGGTCTTCTGCCCAAATAGATACACCGCATTTAGAACGCATAGCTGGGTCTACGGAACAAACATGTCTCCAAGAGGCGTGGTAGCCTGGGATTTCTGGGGCCTCCATTGTGGTGTCAAAACTATAGACAGCATTGTCGCCTGTGAACCAGTCACCATATAGAATAGTCTTGCGAAGAGAGTCTGAGTATCCTGCCATCTTCTGCAACTCTACGGTCTTATTTACTAGAGGATTGTCGAGTTTGGAGAGCCTGTATCGTTTTCCAATTGGCTCGACTGCGGCGTCCACAACCTTCTTAATAGCTTCATTCCGGAACTTGGGGGTAAAGGTTGCTATGAGATAGCCGCCACGGGAGTCCACACGTCTCTGAAGTTCCTCAAGGATTGAGATGTGTCTTGGCATCTCATCAAGCCACACATAATGGGCAACATAGCCTTGCATATGTTGTCGATTGGACTCTGAAGAATCGTTGTGTGATAGGAACACTATCTTGTGACCAAACTTACGATGCTCTGCATAGTTTAGAATTCCAGCCACACGTTTCTCATTCCAATCGGCAGGCTCAAGGAAGGGCTTAATCTTCTTGGACCAGAGTTCTATCTCCATCTGCTTTCTATCTTGACCGGCAATTAGAATCAGAAGAGGTTCCTCTCCCCATCGCGCTGGTCTCTTCCAGGTCGGGTGAGTGTCATTGACTATCCAGGCGATTTCTCTGGCAGCGAGAGATGACTTGCCGGATTGGTTCCCGGCGATGACAAATCGAAACTGCACTTTTGGCATCATTATTCCTGGACGGCCTGCATCAGGAATATCCTCTAGGTCATTAAAGATAGCTTGCTGGTCTTCGGTAGGTCTGGATTCGGGATTAACTGGGTCAAATGCGGCGCCAAGCTGGAGCTTCTGAAGACGCTTCATAGCTGCAACTATCGACTTTTGGTCATGTAACTTGGCTTGAATACTAACCTCGTTGCGTTTATTCTATAGCGCTAGTCTTACAGCTCCTGCTGAACGTAAACTTTATCTATAGTTATTTGGTCGCCAGCATTGGTCGTGGTCAGTACAACTCGGCACATCTTTCGAAGTGGCATGTTTACTTGGTCAGCCGCGCGCTCGACTACTTGTGTGATAGAAGACGTTCCAGCAGCTGCTATTACGATAGAGGCATTGGCACCGGCCACATCTACAAAAGAACCACCCGGGGAGCGGTGCTGTAGCTTTGCAGTAATGGAACCGACGACTGTGACTGCGCTCGACTCGATGTCTATTCTAAGGTGGAGAGAGCCGCCGTGAGAAAGACCGAACTCTTCGGAGATAGCTGAGTTAGTTACAATTCCTGAGACGGGTTGGAGGCCTGCTAGTTTGACATCTTTAGGCGATAGACCATTCATATGTTAGTTCCTTATGAGACAAGTTGGATACATGGTTAAAACTTCGTCTATTACTTTGTTCTTCTTGCTTATATTAGCAGAGGCCGGAAGGTATTGCAAGTTCTCCAATACATGTAGCCCGCTTACATTCTGTCCTTTTATCGGAATTATGTGGTCTATATGATATCCAACAGGGCAAGCTCGCATAAAGGCATATATAGCTGGTATGTTGGCCCACGGAGGAGTAGCATGTCTGACTCTTCGCTTACGGAGAGCGCCAAGTGCTCGTAGACGGCTCACATTCTTCTTTCTCCACTCTTGTCGAGTATCTGTGGATTTAGCATACTTAACTATTCTTCTTTGCTTTTCTTTGTCTGGATTCGCGTGATAGTAGGCTCTATTATCTACCCTAAAACAAGCTAAACACTTAGCTGAAGGCTGAACTCTACCTCGTGCTCGGACGGTTACGAACTCCGAGTAAGGCTTATGTACGCTGCACTTTGAGCAGTCTCTACTTCCTAAACTCAGGTCCAGTCTCTGCATGAGTTATACCTTTTTCTGTAGTTTCTGGTAAAGTTGGTATGGCGTTAGCAGTTCGGTTGTATCGCGCAGCACAACCGAAGCTACAAATTCGGTGCATATATTGAGGCCAGCTATTTCT